AGCCCCCCCTATGTCCGCTAACGCGGTATTAGAAATCTCTACCTTGCCCTTCTTGGGCGAAACGGCATCCTTCCCGGATACCGTGGAACCCTAATAGGTTCCAAAGCTTAATTGTAATCAGTTTTCCGAGGTATAGTATGCCGCGTCCGAATATAAATCTTGCTTTTGCCGGGAGTGTGACCTTTAAAAGTTACACGAACGGTACGAATTCCACGAGTCTTCGGACTCGGGGTCGTTCTAGCGAGACTACATCGGGCGTGGCTAGGCGCAAGCCTAGTGGTGGTTGGATTCCTCCAACCAACTATACTGTATCTGCTGATTACTACCAAGGTGGTGAAGGCACACACGAGGTTAAGTTGGTAACTCCAACTGCCACTGTGGGCCAGATCTACACGGGTACAGTCCTTTCCGTGGACAATCTGGGGCCTTACGACCTCAGAGTACTCTGTGACGCGTCGATGACAAGTGCGTACGCTTTTACCGATTCATCGGACCTTCAGGCACGAGCCATGATCCAGGCCTTATCTAGGCTTAAGGATATGGACGTAGACCTTGGTACGGCGTTCGGGGAGCGTAATAGCACAGCTCGACAACTTGGTGATGCGGCCAGAAGTCTTGCAAACGCCTATAGGAACGTCCGGAAAGGACGCGTCCGTCAAGCTATGAGAGACTTAGGTCTCTCAGCGCAACACGGAATGCCTAGAGGATCCAGTTACACTTCCAAGTGGCTGGGTTTGCAATATGGATGGAAGCCTATGCTCTCCGATATTTACGGAGCGGTGGAATCTTTGAGAAAGAAACCACCGGAGACTTGGAAAGTCACAGCAAAGGGACGTGCGAGTGAGTCAGAGAACAAGTCTGTGGTATTATACCCAACAGGCTCTACTGCGACTGGTTATAACTCGTACGCGTATGTCAAACGGGGAGCATTCGTGCGCCTCGATGCCATACCAACTAGCCCCCTTCTAGGGACGCTAGCTTCCGTAGGTGTTCTCAATCCGATTAACATCGCTTGGGAACTAGTTCCACTGTCGTTTGTTGTTGACTGGGCATTCGGGATCGGCGATTACCTCTCGGTGATCGACGCCCAGCTGGGCTACAGTAATGTAGAATTCAGCTCATCCTGGATGCGGGAAGCCACTTGGCGGATATCCGGCAATTCTGGCAAACTCGCATCTGGTGCCCGTGTTACTAACGACTTCAGTGGTTCGAAAAGGGCGTTTAGGTTGACCCGGTCTACCGGTGTTAACCCGAGCCCACCCTTTCCTAGGCTTAAAGACCCTAGGTCCTTCGGTCACATGGCGAACGGCTTGGCTCTTCTGAGTCAGGCTTTTACTGGTTCGCCAAATTATCACCATTACCGTTAACAATTTGGAGGCTTTAATGCCCGCAATCGCAACGTTGTCCATTAATGATGGACAGGCCACTCCTGTAGCTCATAGCTTTGCTCCCGTCACAACAGACGGTAGTCGAGCACAATGGGCCGACAGATCTCCCACGATTCCTGCAGGGTTTCGCACCATCACTCAAGAGGTGTTGCCCCCAAACGGGAACCGTACCGTTAATAAGTTGACTTGGGGCTTCATGGTCCCTGTTGTCGCTACTGTTGGCGGTGTCGACACTGTAGTCGGCTATAACAGTGCTCAGGTAATCCTGAACATTCGTCCAGAAGCTACTCTCCAGGAACGGAAGGACTTGGATGCTTACGTCATCAATACGATGTCGAACGCTTCCATGAAGACCTCCGTGGAGAACATTGAGCCATTTTATTGATGGCCGCTGTACTGAGGTTAGTAGTTGAGTTAGCTGCTCAATTAGCTTTGAAGCTGATTGAAAAGCGCTTTCCGAAAGCCGCAGGCCTGCTGTCGGTACGAATCGAAAGGTTCAAATCGACTTAATGTTTCACCTACCTTAAGAGGTATCTATATGCGTTTTAAGAAACGTACTGGTGTAGCTATTGGATTCTCAAATCAGAAGTTCCTCGAGCTCGCAGCCTCCACCGTTGGCATATCGCCAGTCGGTGTTCTTGGCCGCGAAACTCCCTTAGACTTATCAAGTCTTGAGGCTGCCCGGGGTTCACTTCTGCTTAGAGAGCTGTTTTCCAAGTACGATGACGGAAAGCCGTCGCCCGAAAAGGAAGCAGAGACGTGGAAGCGATTCCACGCCGCCGAAACACTTTGTCGAGAGAGCAACTTTTGGATATCGCGTACCTTCCGCTGGGACCCCTTCTGGGTCCGAGTGGCGGGTAGAATACGCGATGTCCTCGGGGAGTTCTCCTGGGACGAGTGTGCCAAGAGCTTTGGGCATGGACCTGGTGGAACCACCAGGTTACCCCGTGCCAAGGCTTACGCAGCTTATAAATACTCGGGTAAACCCGAGAGCACCTCAGGAAATGCTGTATTGGCGTCATGCGCAATTCGCGTGATTCCGCTGTGGGAAACCACGGTCCGCTCTAGCGGCAATACCTCGGATGATCTGATTAAGATCGTTCCGGGGAACAGCATAATTACCGTACCTAAGAGCTATAAAACCGACCGGACGATCGCGAAGGAGCCTTGTATGAATGTTTACATTCAGAAGGGCATCGGAACGGTTATCCGGCGCCGGTTAAAGCGCGTAGGTGTGGACCTGAACGATCAGAGCCGTAACCAACAGGCTGCCCTCTTGGGCAGTCTGACGGGCAGTTTAGCGACCGTGGATCTTTCCATGGCTAGCGACACTGTTAGCTTTGAACTAGTAAGTTTCCTCCTACCTAACGATTGGTGGTGGGCCCTTGAGCAGGCCCGTTCGCCCGTCGGCACTCTTGCTTCTGGTGAAGTAATTCGTTACCAGAAGTTCTCATCGATGGGTAACGGCTATACGTTTGAGCTTGAATCGCTCTTCTTCTGGGCTATTGCCCAGGAGGTGTGTTGCCGTGACAGTAATGAGAAGGATGATCGCATCTTGGTGTATGGCGATGACATCGTCGTACCTACGGAAAATTGCCAGAGTTTGTTATGGAGGTTATATCAGGCTGGTTTTAAACCCAATCCTGACAAGACCTTCTACTCTGGACCGTACCGGGAGAGTTGTGGTAAACACTACTACCTCGGCAAGGAGATCACGCCGTTCTACGTACGAAAACCGGTTGAAAAGCTAAGTCGGTTATTCCTCGTTCACAACAACCTTTACCGGTTTAGTGAGCGGACGGGGATCGACTGCTCCGAAGTCCTCCTTGGACTTCGTCGCTTAGCTCCGGCTTCGTGGCGAGAACCCCGCCTCCCAGACGGATTTGGAGATGGCGCTTTTATTGGCGCCGTCGACGAACTTCGAATGGACTCTCATCCGTATGGATGGGAGTGCTGGCAAGTGAATGTGCTTCAAGTTTCTTCTCAAGAACTTGAGGGTGATTCTCCAGCAGGACAGCTCATAGCATCTTTAAATGCGCTGAGCCTCGACGTTTCAGACCGGGTGTTGCAGAGGTGCAACTTCCGCGAGACGTTGAGTGGGCTTCCTGAAAAGGAAGGGCCTATGCGCGAGCTACCGCTGCGCATTAGACGGTATCCCTCTGCCTAATAAGCAGAGTTTGGTCCGGTAGGACTGGG